AACCATGCTCTGATACCAGACGGAAAACGGACTAATTTTTACAAACTTCAATTTATTTTTGGGCCCTACCACGCTCCTTCACAGCTCCTTTGCCCGCACAGATTTGATCACATCCACCAAGTTGATAGCAATCTGTCGGAGTGCCACGTCATCCATCATTATTGCTTCCAGCTGGTCTTGATAATAGTCGGGTACAGAATCCTTCAGCTGCTGATTTTTCCTGGAAAGACGTGCGCACTCGGCATGCTTTAGTTGGTGGAGGTTGACGAGGACTTCCATCGCTTCTTCGGCTTCTTTGGTGGCTTTTCCTTCAAGCTCTTTGAGCTGGCACAAGTGGTTCCACCATTCTCGTGTGCTGGTGCAGTCAGTCCTTGTGAATCTTTCAAGGGCATCTTGGTACTGCTGATCGAGCTTAGCCATTGGTTGGCTTGGTGTAAGGCCTGCTTCAGGGCTTTGGTCGAACCTGGCGTTGGGTTCTGTTGCTCCTGAACGAGAGCTGCTTCCATAGTGGTAATTACCGGTTCCAGATGATGCCATTGCCTGATCAACGAACACGTTAGCCGAGATAAAGAATCAGCTAAAGAATTTTCTTTACCGTCAATATGTTGGAATTTAACATCGATCCCTAGTCCTGTTATGTAATCAGTGAACCCTATCCATCGGACTCTTGAAGGCTTATTGACGGAAGATTTATTAAAGAAGGAGATTATGGCTTGACAGTCAGTTCTGATTATGATCTCCCTTTTATCTAAATAATAAATCTTTAGCTTCTCCAAGCTGTTCATTACGGCATGAATCTCTGCATCGATAGTAGATTTAGGTGGGTCAAATTTTCCACTGCAGTAGGCGCAGACTCGTTCAGTATTCTTTGGGTCACACGCCATAGGCTTCCATTTGCATACGCCTCCCCAGCCACTCATACAGCCATCAGTTTCAATTACGATGCAGCAGTCTTCTGGCGGCAATTCTAATTCAGGCAACTCCTGAATGATTTTCTTGATTTGGGCCACAATACCCCAATCCTGTTGATTCATCTTTCTTTCTCCAGTTGGGCTTACCTTGGCATATAATGGGCCTAGGATCCTTCCTAGGTTTGGTATGTATGCCCTTGCATAGTTGAGAATACCCAGCCAACTCCGGAGATTCTTCTTGTCTTCGAGCCCATCAGTATTGAAGTCCAGGATTTTCTTAACGATGTGCTCTTGTAGCTTTACCTTGCTGTTTCCAATAGTTGCTCCCAGGAAATCAATAGTTCCAAGCCCAATTTTCATTTTTGTTGGGCTTAAGATAAGCCCATTCTTCTTGCATACTTCCAGCATTGCGACTAAGTGTTGGGCATGGTCCCTCATGTTTTCTGAGAACACCAGAATATCATCAATGTAGACAGCTATAAAATCTTCCATACCTTTGAAACAGTTGTCCATTTTTCTTTGGAACACAGCAGGTGCATTTTTAAGCCCAAATGGCATGACAAGCCATTCGTATAGCCCATTAGGGGTGCTGAAGGCAGTCCACTCTATAGATTCAGGGTCCATCGCTACTTGGTGAAAACCAGATTTTAGGTCGAATTTTGAGAAGACTTTACTATTTCCGACCTTACTGATAATGGTATTAATCCCTGGCAGAGAATACTGGTCCTTGTTAGTATTATCATTTAACCGTTTGTAATTGAATACTAACCTTTCCTTTCCCTTGACCTCTTTCCCTGTTACTGGATCAATAGATGTTCCTGAATTTACGATGAAAGCACAAGTCCTGTGTCTGCTCTTTGAGGGCCTGATCACCTTAATCTTTAATAACGCATCAATATGCTTAAGGAAACTAGCATGCATAGCTGGAGTAACATGTTTTAAGGGCCTATCTTCAATGATTAAATCAGGATTTTTAATTTCAAGTTTGCAGGTTACCTGATTCTTTTGCCAATATTTCATTGGATCTTCTCCAATGTACCCTTGATTTTTCATGTCCTCAATCAGCTTCTGGTACTTGTTTCCGAACTCAGGATGGATTACTGTACCAGTGCATATTTCCTCAACGGCGCTGTATTCTTCTTCCTCCTCAGAGATGACCTCAGTTCTGACCATTGCATTTCCCTGTTGTGCCATGATTTTAGTAACATATTTGTAAAATGTTACCTCATTTCCTTCAATTCTAACACCTCCGTGCATTGCCCTGATGAAGTTGCATCCCAGAATCATCTGGATGTCATCTGATATTGTCATTGGGAATGCATAGGTGTATGGCACCTTGAATTGCTGGTCACCAATTATCATTCTGCCATATTTCAGCTTCTTGTTGGCAGTTGTCTTTGAGTTAATCCCTCGGAAATGTACCAGGTAGGGGTTTGCTTCCAGTGCCTCTTGCGGTATTACTCTTTCGTCTATGCAGCACGTTGTAGCCCCTGTATCCAATATAGCATTTACAGTAAACTCTGGTACATCAGGGATTTCAAGTTTTACCTGGAACTTGATCAGCATACTTTTGGAGATGGGTTTTATCTTTTCTCCTTCCTTGCTGATGCATATCTTTTCTTCTGGGATTATTACTCCCACCTTGTTCAGCTCAGCTTCCAGGTCATCTAATTCCTTAGTGACTCTTTTGTTGTCCCAGTCTTCAACTAGAACATTAACTTCTTCCTCATAGTCAAATTCTTCGCCAAGGTCCTCCATTAAGGCCTTCATCTTCTGCTTATCTTGCAGCTTTTCAATCTGCCTCTTCAGGTCTCGGTTTTCAAGCTGGAGTCTATCATTTTCCATCCTTAACTCATCGTTTTGGATTATGGACTCCTTTAGCCTTTTCATTTCCAGTTCACACCATTCGATATATCTTTGCTGTTCTTCCAGTAAATTCCGAGGATTGTATGGTGCGACGTACTCTTTCTTGACCTGAATACTCTTGTCAAAACAGAAAGTTGAACATAAACCACAAGAGGTTACCTTGCAGATTGGGCAGTGTATCCTGAAATTCTTTTGTGAATTCCTCTTGCAACACAGGCATTGAATAGGTCCGTCATTTGGGACATCAGTGTTCTCCATCCAGCAGTGCTGGCAGTCGTGGACCTTCTGTGTAACCTTGATCATGGGTTGCCATGATCCTGCCTTTCCGACCCAGTATGTTCTATCTTCTTCGAAAAACACATTAATATAATGGGTCATGGTTGCAATAGAGCCATCCTCACCTTCAGATACAGAGTATATGGCGTCGGAGTCATCCTCTCCTTCTGAGACTGATACAACATCATGGTCCTCCGGAAGTTCCAAACCTTCAAAGATAGCAACTCTCCGAATGTCTCTCTTATTCCGGTTGCAGTCTTTAGCGAAGTGCCCTTCTTCACCGCATAAGTAGCACTTGCAATTCTTGTTTCTCAGGAGGTGCTTCCTCTTCTCAATCCTGACATGTGAGGAGTGTGGCTTTCCCTTGTAAGTAGTGCTCCTCCTTACTCCCATTTTCTTTTCCTTTGAGTAATAGCCAGGAATAGGGATGCTGTTGCAGAAAGTCATTCCCTTCAGTGATCTTTGGAATGCTGCCTCCTTGCATTGATCCTCTAGGTACTTGTGGGTGAATAAGATTCTGGGGATTACTCCTGCCTCGTTTCCCTTGTACTTGTTGTCAAATGCTTCCTTAATTCTTCTTCCAAGGTTCCCGGGCAGCTTCATCCACAGTTTCTCAGAAAGCTCTGTACCTAGAAACATCCTTCCAGTTTTAGCAGCAAGCCTAAGGTAATCGTTTAAGAATGGTACCAGGTCTTTAATGTTGGAGCAGGTCAGTTGTTCCAGATCTCTGTATGCCTCATCTTGTATCTTTGTTGATCCTGTTGATGGATCCTCTAGAGCAAATATTCTTCTTACTTGAGACAGTATGTTTTCTGTCCCTGCTCTCCCATCCGCTGAGTTCATCATCTGTTGGTACTCGGCTTGGTAAGTAGACCTCCACTGGATCCAGGTTAGCTTTTCTGCTTCTCCGAGTAGATTTTCAATAAAATCTACCTTATCAGCTGGATCTGTGAAGCCTTGTGCTGCTACTAAATTCTTGGTTATGGACTCCCACCTAGCAAACACAGAGTCAAATAAGCCCAATTGAGTAGGTATAACAAATACCGCTCCTTGTTGTTGCTGGGCTGAAGGTAGAGTCCAGTTGTCAGCGAGGTCCTTATGCTTGAATCTGACTCCAGACTTGTTGTATCCTTCAAACATGGGCCTGCTTGGTCCTGCTTCATTGGTGATATTGACCGCCGGTGGGTAGGAAGAGGGTCCCATAGCTGTATCCTGTGGTGGACGGTATTGTGAGATCTCAGATTGAGCTGAGAATACCTCCTGCATCTTTAGTCTAAGGGCCCTGACATGGGGATATTCCATGTCATCAATCTCTTCTTCTTCTTCTGCAGCGTATCCTTCTTCTTCTTCTTCAGAATTGTCCCAAACTGGGCCTTCAGTGTTGATAGCTGCAAGGTCATGTTGGTAGAGATCGTCCTGAATATCCTCCGGGGTAGTAACTGCTGGTGAAATAGCCTCCTCTTCTTCGTAATTTGTATTGGGTAGATGTCCACCCGTTTCCGCCAGCAATGGTGACGTGTCATCTTGCTGTTGGCGCAGTTGTGGGTACGGGAGGTCTTCATCCAATGGGGAGGCTGTGCCTCTGACAGTTTCTTCAGTGAAGACTCTCCATACCGAGAGTGAGGGGGTCGAAATTCTTTCTAGCACCAGCTGTGCTACTGCATCACCTGCTTCAATTTCCACGGGTGAATTTGATAAATTAAATATCAAAACTTTAATTTCACCTTGGAAATCGGCATCAATGACTCCAGCTCCTACAACAATTCCCAATTGCCATGCAGCCGAAGATCGTGCTGCAATTCTTCCATAGTGTCCCTCGGGAACTCTGATAGCGATTCCAGTTCTCTGGAGTTGTCTTTCTCCTGGCTGAATGACCAGCCTCTCTGTTCCAAACAGGTTATATCCGGCCGCAGATGGAGATGTTCTGACCGGTAGTCTGGCTTCCGGGGTCAGTCTGATGACTCCTAGAACTTCAGGGGTTGTGACCTCCTGTCTTTCCTGGTGGATGTAAGCTAGGATCTCTTCATCTGACTGGATTTCTTCATCATTTGCATTGTATTTTAGCTTGGACGTGCTGGCCTGTGTGGTATAATTTGAGAAGCGGAGGGAAATTGTGCCATCGACCAGGTCCTTTGAATTGATGTGTCCTGGCCGAGTCGGGACAATGAGCTCGGGCTTCTTTAAAATCCACTGCTGCCCTTGTAGTCTGGTTGTATCATACTTAGCTCCGGGCAGTGCATTCACGCCATGAGTGATGAAGTAGTCAACCACTTCCTGAATATCATAGGCGAATCCAACATTTGGGGTGTTAGATAGCCTACCTATCATTCCTCGAGTCACAAGTAGATTGGCTTCCCCATGCTGCCATCCTTCATAACCCCTGGTTAAGACAGATATATGAATATTGTGGTAAAAATCATTTACCGTCATCATTATGTCAGGGATTATGTAGACCATTTGGCATCCTTTTGTTAGGTCTACTTCCATAGTAGCGATAATTCCCTTATCGCCCTTCCATCTGTTGTCACGGAACACCACAAGTGCCAGTGTTCCTTCTTCCTTCCTGTGCAGAATTTGCAATCGTACCTGTAAAACTCCCAGGTGGATAAACTTAATGCCACTCTTAACAAGCTTCTTGTGGCTTTCTTCTTGGATGAATGTCCTGTCCACTTGGTTGCCCTCGGTGACAGATAGTGCCTCTTCTGATCTGTGGATGTAAACCTTGTGATTTACATCATCCTTTCTGGAATGGTAGAGGACTTCTGCTGGTACGATGCTTGCTCTCTGGGTCATTGACCTCATCAGTTGTTTCTGAGGATCTAGAGATTGTTCAATAATCTCTTGGCCACTGGTGGATGCTTGAGAATTTGTTAGTCTTCTGACCGCCTGCCTGAGGTTATGCATCCTTCTCTGGTTTTGCCTGTATTGAGTGATTTGGTCCTCCACCAGAGTTTTTGCTTGGGCCTGGGCCATCGAGCTTTCTCTTTTCGGCTTTGATGATCTCGAGAGGGTCTTTGAAGACAAGTCTTTTCCCTCGAGATTCCTTTGGCTTCTTACCTTGATCCTGTAGAGTTAGATTTTCTAATTTAGTAACAAGATCAGCCGAGATACCTGTGCTCTGCGGTGGCTCCTTCCTCAGTTTTTCAATTTTCTCTTCTAGGGTGTTGATCTTTTCGTGCAGATCAACCACAAGCTGGATTAAGGTATTGTTCTGCTTTGTCACAGCAGTAACACTTTTCTGGATTCCTTCCCGGTTGTGGTCTCTTGGCTTGACAAACCCTAGAGCAGGTTCTTCAAGTTGTTCTGTAGCCTGCAATGCTTCTTTGTATGCACTTGTTGAGATAGTGTTGATATAGCTCATAAGAGTTTTTCAACCTTGGCTATCATCAACTTCAGCTGGGAGACTTCCTTCCTTAGCTCAGTCGCTAGGCAGATAGTTCTTTCTTCAATCTCCTTTGGCTGCGCTGTAAGCTTGGTGACAAGTGCTTCTAGTTGTTGCTCAGAGAGGGGTTTTTGGATATTTTTAATTTTTATGGTATTTTTCTCAATTTTTGACTCTAACTCACTCAAACGTTCTAAAATTAACTTAAAATTTTTTAAAGTGACTTTTGATAAAAGAGAAATTCTATCAAAAACTACAGAAAGATTGTGCGCAAGTTGCCTATTGCAAACCTTAGGTTCTTCAGCAAGATCCAGATGTTCTAGCCTCGCAGTCCTGGATTTGCTATACCAATCCTCGATTGATCTCTCAAATACCTCACTCATACACAAAAGTCGTGTTTATAACTTAGCCTTACCAGTAGTCCCTAGGTAGGATACAGTTGGTCTTATCAGCCTCCTGCTTCTGCCAACCTTACGCTCCTAAGCAACCCTGTTCAGCCTTACCACAAACACTATTCGGCGTACTTTGTAAGATATAGATCGATCAAAAAGAGAGATGTAGTAATAACAAACCAGAACATAAAGAATCAAACACCAAGAAATTCTTAAAACCCGTTACTTTGAATAGAGAACTTACAGATATGAAGATTTCTTCACAACTCTTGAAGATTTCCTCTGACTCTACACTCTTACACTTCGACTCAATTCTATTCTATCCAATTCGACTCGATGCGACTCGATGCTAGACTCGATGCTAGACTCGATGCAGACTCGATGCTAGACTCGATGCCCTTCTCAAATGAATCATGCTTGCTTATATAGGCGCGGATGGCAAGCTCTTATGATTCAATTCGAAGAGTAGCTTCGAATCCACGCGACAGCTGGCTTCCACTGAACACTAGTGGAGGGAAGAGGACAGCTTCCACTTACAGCCGACGCAAAACGATAAAACAAAGTGGAGAATAAAGATACCTTCTTTATTCTGACAAAGAAAAGAGAATACGGCTCCCCGAGGCTCAATATTCTTCTTTAAAAAGACGCTCCCACTCAAACCTTATCATCAAACCCTAGATAAGTCTCATTGATACACGTGGTTCATCGAACGCTTAAAAACGCATACCAATGTAG